AAGATGCCATTATTATCATTAAACAATATTTCGGATTTAACTAGCCCTTTTGTTTTTGAATTACCCGAAATGAATGATATTGATATTAGTTGGACAAAAAGTAGTATTACAACTTCGGCGGCATTAGGAACAACTGGAGTAACGTATAGTTTTGGAGTTTATTATTATTTATAATATAATTATATTATGGCAGTTCAAAAGGCAATGACAACAGGAACTAGCGGAGTAATGGATTGGTTTGACCGAAATGCAACCAGTCCTTACTATTCCGTTTGTGAAATTATCAGCCCAACAAAAAAGGAATTATTATTTTCTTGTAATGAAGATAGTGTTGATAATGCTAGGCGCATACTTGAAGAAAATATATCAGCGTTTGAACAAAACGGAGTTAATACTTTATATGCTTTAATCTTACATCCTAAAAAGGATAAGACCGGATATATAACTATGAACACGCCTTCTCACGCTATGTTAAAATTCCGACCAGCAGAATTAGAGCAACCAGTTTACGGAGTAGGTGCTTATACTGGTGGTGGTAATGGTAGCAACAGCTATGCTATGGAAAAAATAATGGATAAATTAAATATGCTTGAAAGCAGATTAGCGGCAGCCGAAGAATTTGATGAAATAGAACAACCGCCACAAAGCCCAATTAATACTATGTTAAGCAATCCCCAAGTACAAGAGGCTTTAATTAGCGGCTTACTTGGTGTGGTAGGTAATATGTTAAATGGCGGTAAACCGATAAATGCAGTTGCTGGTATAGGTAGTATAAATGACGAAGCAATTATGATTTTAGATAGTTTAATGAAAAAAGGAGTAAGTATTGAACATTTAAAAAAATTAAATGCTATGACTGATAGCAAGTTACAAAATTTACTAATAATGTTATAATGTCAACAATTACAGCAGATAAGGTCATAAATAAAAGTTTATACGCAAAAGGCGTTGTAAATGTATATAATTTACCAGGTGGCGCAGTTACTAGAGTAATTAATGACGGCGGACTTATAGGTATTGTATATTCATACGTATCATATAATGGAGATGTATATTGGCAATTTAAAAATGCTTATGGCGTTCCTTTTTATGTTAAACACGATACAAATTTAAGTTTACCGGGATTGGATGAAATAGTTACAAAGATTAAGGATGAAAATATTGCAAAGCAAATAGAACAAAAAGGAGCAGTTAATTATTACTTACAAAAATATTTGCCTTGGATTGTGGGAGCAGTTGCAGTAGCGTTGATATTTCCAGCAGTATATAAAAGTGTAAAAAAGTGAGAAAGGAAAATATTATATTGTTAGTATTATTAGGAATTACATTGTATTCGTTTACAAAATCAAAAAAACGAAAGGGTAGTGTTATGGTTGAACCAGTATATACATACGAGTTTTTACCGGATGATTATAATGCACCAGATTATCAAGATTAAAAAAAAAACTATGAAAAATAAAAATTTATTGTTATTGCTAGGTGCTGGATTGGCATATTACCTTTTTTATAAAATGTATGCAAAAAAAACTACTACTAATAATGTTAAAAAACCAGTAATGTCACCAGTATTAAATAATTTAGATAAATCAAGTATTTATTTAGTAGATAATGTAAAAACAGCAGAATTAGATTATACACCAAATACATATCAAACTTTTTATGGAAAAATCAACGGACAAATTAACAAAGTTCCTAGTACTTGCTAACTTTTTTAACCTTTATAAAATAATACAATGGCTAATTTTAAATTAAGTGCTGGATATATAGAATATGATGTAAATTTTATTACTTATGACCAAAATGGTTTTATTACAAGTAGTTGTAATACAATTACATTTTTTAATCTAGGTAGTAATTTAGTTACAATAGAGCAAGTACCTTTACAGCAAGGTCAAAGTTTTTCAATAGACGGAAATGCTGGAGAAATTATTAAAAAACAATTTTTAGCAACATTTACCGGTGCTGGTACTAATCAATTACTTACAATACAGAAAAATTATTTATAATGCCTATCAATAACGGGGTTACTAATCAAAAAGGTACTCCAGCGTTTTATACTGATACATTTGCTAATCGACCAGCTTTTGGATATGCTGGTAGAGTATTTATAAGTACTGATTCCGGACAAATTTTTGAAGATACTGGTACAGCTTGGACTTTAATTGCAGATGCCGGTGTTGGTGGTGGCACGTTAAGTTCAGTATGTTTAAATGGTAATACAACCGCATCTGGTATTGTTATTACTGCTGGTGGTTTAAGTAGTACTACTGGTACTTTTAGCGGTATTGTAACTACGCCACAAGTAAAAGCATCAACAAGTGCTGGATTAAGTATTAATGCAAATAGTGGTACACAAGTTGCAGATTTTGGTGCAGGAGGTGGTGCTAATATGACTTTATTTGGAGGTTTATCTGGTACAAGTGCAAGTTTTTCAAGTAGTATTACTGGAAATACAATAGTAAAAAGTGGTGGTACATCAAGTCAATTTTTAAAGGCAGATGGATCAATAGATTCAAGTACCTATTTAACAACTGGAACTGCAAGTACAACATATGTTCCTTATACTGGTGCAACAGCTAATTTAGATTTAGGAATTTATGGTATTACATCTGGTAGTATAGGTAGTAACGGCATTGCACTTTCACAAATTTCAGGAGTTAGTGCTTCAAGTAATAGAACAACTATTAATGGTGACGTTAATGGACTTAAAATTAATCCAGTAACTGCTTCTTCAAATTTTCTAACATTTCCAAATACTGGTTCAAGAACATATACTTATCCAAATGCAACTGGTACTTTAGCTTTAACAAGTGATTTGTCATCTTATTTGCCATTAGCCGGTGGAACTTTAACTGGTGCTTTAAGTGGTACAAGTGCTACATTTAGTTCTACTTTAGGTGTTACAGGTGCTTCTACATTTGGTAGTGATTTGTTTACGTATGTAAATGGTGGAATATTTTTTAATGGTGCTTCTTCTTTTGCAAGTGGTATATTTCAACAAAGTGGTGGAAATTTAGCTTTGCAAACTGGTAGTACACCTAGATTAACTATTACAAGCGGTGGCAATGTTATTGTAGGTACCGGAACTGATACGGGTGGTAAATTTCAAGTATACGGAGATTGTGGTTCAGTTGGTTCAGGTGCTATATTAATTACACAAGCTAGAGATTTAAGTTTATTTTATGGTTTTTTTGCACAAGACAATACACAGATGTTTTTTTATAATAGTGTTAATGGAGGCGTTGGGGTATTTGCAAGAACAACTGGTATATATACTCCAATATCGGATGTAAATAAAAAGAAAGATTTTGAAGCATCTACAATAGGTTTAAATGCAATTTTAGGTTTAAAACCTACATTATATCGAATGAAAGGTGAAAATAATACTGAAAAACATTTAGGTTTTATTGCTCAAGAGGTTAAAGAGTTTATACCACAATCATATGTAGAAGGTAAAGATTTTATAGGGTTAAGTGATAGACCAATTATAGCAGCTTTAGTAAAGGCAGTACAAGAATTAAATGATAAATTAGTAAAAAATAACATAAACTAATATGAAACAAATACAACCAGTATCTATTTGGTATAACGGAATTATGGTACAAGCAACTATTTTTAATATGACAAGTATTAGTGATAATTTAAGTACAAGTGCAACTTTTTATTATCAATTAATTACATCCAGTAATCAATACGTGGCACAAGGAAATTTAACAATGACAGATTTTGATTATGATGCATATACAACAAGTCCAGATTCAAATTCATATGCGTATCAATGGGGTGCAACTCAATTAAACTTAACAATTATATAACTATGGAAACTACAAAGGCACTAGAAATTCTTAAGGCATTAATTGATGAATCAATTAAAAAAGGTGTTATTGGTAATTTAGAAACATCAGTCCAAGTGGCTGAAGCGTTTGGAACTATTGTAAAAGAAATTCAAAAAACAGCGGCTAGTAATGAATCATAATGATAATAGTGTATTAGGAAGTGTAACCAGTGTAGGTGCTTATCTATTAAGTATTAACCAAATTAACGCATACGCGTCTTTATTTTTAGGTTTACTATCCGGTGTAAGTTCTATATATACTATTATCAATATTTATCAAAATAAAAAAAACAACAATGAAAAATCGTAAAACAACAATATTTGGTTTATTAGCCGCAATCGGCGGTTATTTTGCAACGGCTGGTACCGGTAAATTACAAATTATCGGACAAGCGGTAGCTGGTTTATCTACATTTTTACTAGGTAATGCCGCAGCAGATAGCAAAAAAGACAATTAAAATACTATGACCAGGGATAAGAAAATATTAGCTGGTATAGTTATAACTACAATAGTATTAATGATGTTACGAAAAAAAATAGCTACGGCTTTAAATAATACGCCTTTTGGGGTAATTAGCGACAAGTTATTTAATGTAATATCAAAATTTGAAGGATTTATTGCAGTTCCAGTATGGGACTATATGCAATATAGTGTAGGGTACGGAAGTGGCTATAATTGGGATGAAAAAAGACCAGTTATTAAAACTGATATTATTGACAAAGAAACGGCAAAACGTTGGTTATTATTAGAAGCTAAAGATAAATATGCTTTTGTAATGTCAAAAGTAAAGGTTCCTATTACAGATAACCAATTATTAGCTTTAGCTAGTTTTACTTATAATGTAGGGGATAATGCTTTTGCTGGTAGTACTTTATTAAAATTGCTCAATAATGGTACAAATAAAGACATTGTTGCACAGCAATTTGATAGGTGGGTTAATGCTGGGGGTAAAGTTAATTCTGGCTTACAAGGTCGCAGAAAGGCTGAAAAGCAATTATTTTTATCATAGGGGTTTGATTTGCATAGTTGGTGTTAGAAGGGGAGTTTTTACTCCTCTTTTTTTATGTATATACGTTGATAAAACTTTTTAGAACTTTTTTCGTATAGGTTATAATAGTCGGCATCTATGGATTTAGCAAAATTTGTAAAATTGTTAATATTAGCAATATTATGATATTTCCTAGTTGGTGTCTTATTAGCCATAAAAACAATAGCTGTATAGAGAATTTTAGCCATTTTTAAGGGGTTTATCTACTATTGTAAAATATCGATTATCCTCTTGTTTAAGTGCTTTAATCTTACCTTTTATGATTAATGGCGCAATCTT